TGATCAAGATAATATTCTGTAGTTGGCACGGTGGTATAACTAGATGTAACCGAATCTCTTTTTTCTACAACACTTACACTGTTTACAGGACTTTCTGTTAACTGTACAATGTGAGTGTCCCAATCAACATTGAAATACTCTGTTTTACTGCTTGAGTAAAAATCAATAATAGTGTTTCCACAGTAAGTTTTTACTAATTGACTCACAGAAGAAATTAAGGATTCGATTCGTGTATCGTCCTTAACATTCTGCAAACCTTTTGCATCTTTATAGTCTTCTAAAGTAATTAAATTTGCCATAAGTCAATTAGTAAAAACTTGGGGAGGAAACCCTCCCCAGTTTATTTATCTAGCTATTAAGATGCCGCTTGGACTAGCTTAACAACAGATACGTCAGTAGTACCGTTATTAGCAACGAGCTGGTTGAAGCCAAGTGACTGGCTAGCAACGATTACTCGACGCTGGTTAAGTACTTCGTAATCTTGCTCTACGGATACACCGCGGAGACGTGGGATTACGTGGTTACGAACGTTAACAGCATAACCTACAGAGGCGTTTGCACCTTCTGCTTCGAGCTGATCAGATACAACTACTGGAGTTCCAAAGATTGAACCTACAGAACCTGTAATCTTAGTCGCAACGTCAGAGCCTACGTCTGTGATGTCGGCAAAGCCTGCATCAGCAATCAGATCATAGTAACGCTTCTGAGATACAACATAGATCAGATCTTCTGGCATCATGCCATACTTACCCATGAGCTTACGAGCTGCGAGGAAGTCTGCTGCGTCAACAACGCCAGTACCGGCTGCTGCTACAGAAGTTACGAACGCGTTTGAACCAGCAAGAGCTTCGAGACCATCAAAGGCTTCTGCACCGCCAGAAGTACCAGTAAGAATAGCTGCGTCTACTGCGCGAGCATGTGCACGTGCAACTGACTCAACAAGCATTGGCATCAAGTTAACAAGAACTTCTTCGTCAATGTTGTTGTCCATGAAAGTAGTCGAGATCAATCGAGTTGCTTTCAGGATTACTTGCTTAGCATTGTACTGTACGTTAGTGACTTGAGGACGGTTCTCCAAGTTACCTGCGGTATCAGTGTTTGAGCCCCAAGCTGCAGGACCTGCATCTGTCTGGATTGGCAGTACTTGAGTTTGTGAGTTAATTGTGATCTCACGGAAAGCTTGAGCGAGCTTAAGCTCGAGCATGATTTCCTTCTCAATTGCAGTAGAAACTTCTTGAGCGATATCACCAGCATTAGCTGCGTAGTTGATACCTGCCTTTTCCATCAAGTTCTTAGAGTAGTTAGTGTCCCAACCCTTTCCAGTCATTACACCGAGAAGGTGGCCATACATAAAGTCCTTGCCCCACTTTGAAATGTTGCCAGACTCATTACGATCAGCGAATACACGCTTTGAGTCACGAATAGCACTGATTTCAGCGTTCTTCTCTTCGAGGTCAGTCTTATATTGAGCAATTACTTCCTCAATCTTAGCATCTTTTTCAGCGAGTTTCGCTTCAACGTCAGCCAAGAGGCGCTCAGCACCTGACTCGATACCAGTTTTAATTACAGTCTCAACTTCAGCCTGCTTTGCGGCTTCAGCTTCAGCTGCTTCTTGTGCTGCCTTAGCTTCTGCTTCAGCGGCTGCTTTTTCTTCCGCCTGGCGGATTGCAATTTTAGCAGCAGTCTCATCCGCTACCTTCTTAGCAAAAGCCTCCAGGTCGATTTCGGGAGTTTTTACTTCCGACATTGTCATCTCCTTTTGAACTGACTTTTCAGTTCCATCCGGTGTATCACTAGCTTCAAATGAATCTTCATCTTGAGCCAGAGACTGACCGGCTAGATCTACACTATTAGTGAAAGTTTTTTTGAATTCATTATACTCTTCAATAGAGTCAAATGACTTCGCGAGCGAAAAAGTAGCTGCTTGGTTACAAGGTACCGATACTACCGATACTTCAAACAACTCAGCATCCTTAATCTTTAATCCGTCAGTTTCCGCTAGGTAATCAGCATCCTTGACTCGGAAACCAACAGAAAAAGCTCCAAGAATGCCTTCTTTTACAAGCTGCGCTACATGATCGGGCGCAGACTTAGAAATTTTAGCCTTAAGTTCGAGACCGTTTTCAGTGACTTTAAGTCCTGTAGCACGTCCGATAGGCTTGTTATAATCGTGATTGAAAAGAATAATAGGATTCTTTTCGAAATTGTTGAGACCACCTTTAGTCCATGCTTCTGCAGAGATAGTATCTCCTGCACGGTCGAAGTCAGCAGTACTAGCCATTCCACAAATGTGAACGCCGCCGTCGTCTTCGTCCAAAGCCTTAAAGGTAGAAGTAAGGTTAAAGATTTTTTCCATTAGTCTTCACTCTTTTCTTCTGCTTTTGCAGGCTTGCTCGGAGCAGCTTTAGGCTTCGGAGCAGGTTTTGGCTTAGGAGCTTCCATTAGTTCTGGATGCTTGAGCTTTAGGGCATGAAGTAAATACTTCCATGCTTTAAAACTTCTTTTTACAGAAATCGCATGAAGCGCATCTGCAGGTCCTACTTTAGCCATATATGTTTTATAGTCTACATCTAAAGAAAGGTTATGCTTCTTAAAATGTTCGTGAGCAATATCTAAAACTTTTTGTTTTTGACGTACTGCCATTTACTCTTCTCCTTCTTCTACAGGCCTTCCGCCTTCGTCCGGATTTGCAGCACTTCCAGCAATATTTGCTGGAACTCGCAAATCATCATATCCCTCTACTGCATCAAATCCAAGAGCATCTCGAGCTTCGTTTGGAGAGATAATTCCAGTATTTACTAATGCAGAGTAGTACTGAGATTGATCTCGTAATTCTGGCTGTAGTGCCGGAATATCTGTTATATCCTCTGAAAGTGCAAACCCAAAATATCTTTCTAGTGCAAAATTCATTTTGCGTACAATAGGAAGAATAGTCTCTAAGTAGTACATTCTCATGTTAGGTCTTAAATTAGCATTGTTACCAGAGTCTAACATAATTGGTGGAATGCCAAGTGCCTTTAGTACAATTTTTTCATTTTCTGAAATTGCAGACTGAAAATCTAATTCTTTAAAGTTTATGTTTGAAACTTTATCTATCTCAATTCCGCCGTCAAGAATAAGAGGTCTACGTCCTCCTGCATCTGGTCTATACCGTGCAGACCAAGACTGAATCATTCTTTCTTTAATTTTTTCTGATAGAGTATTAGGAGATTTAAGTACAAGACCTGGAACGGCGCCGTTTTTAAAGAAGTTATCCTGAAAATCGCGCATACTTCTCATGAGTATCATGGTTCGTAAAGCAGGTTTTAGTCTTGAAACTCCTCTATAGATAGAATAGAATGAATTGTCTTTTATGTGAATAATTTCACTTGGTTTATAATTAATTGTTTCGTTAAACGTAAACTTTTCAATGTAAGTACTATCGCTTGCATGTATTGTCATTTTGTTTGCAGGCAAGTGATATAAGTGTACTCCATCAAAATAAATAAATATGTTTCCGTCAAGTAAATAGTCAGTAATTAAATTACGACGAAAAGTACTAATGTCTTGAAAAGGGTTTGGCTCTTTATTTAATAATAAGTCTACACGCGAGCGCTTAATACCTTTTACTACACTAGACATTCCTTGTACTTGACCGCCTACAGAAATTGATATTTCAGAAGTATCATCAACAATCATGTTAACGCCTCTGTTTACAATTTCGAGGTCTTCGTATGCCCTTTCGTAGTTAACTACTTTTTCACGAGAAGGCTCTACTTTATGGTCATAGTATGGCTGGGCAGGATTCAGCTTCTCTTCTGTATCTTTATTTTGCCAAAAATTATACCATGCCATGTTTGTCTCTTTGAATCTCTACCCAGCGCATCTGTTTAGGTGCTGTTACTAGGGCTGGATTTCTGCCATATAGTCTGTGCAGTTCCAAATGATGTGTATGGCAAAGTGTCACTGTGTGCTCGTACAGCTCCGCCCAATTATCTTCTATAAACTCATCTCGCCAAATAACTATGTATTCATCCGTGTAGTGCTCTGGTCGCTCTTTTTGTTTCTTCTTTAGCCATTCCTTTAGAAGAGGAGCCAGAGTGTAAAAGTGGTGAAAATCTAGTTCAGTTTCAGCGCCACATATATGGCATTCACTGCCCTTTTCATACTTTGATTTAGCGCGATCTCTTATGTACTTTACCGGATCTCTTTTGAGCTTTTTCATTTTGAATTATATCCCTTGTAAGATAAATTGTCAAACACTATTTTTTGTAGGTCTCTTTAAAAGCCACTCTGACTTGTTTCAAATGAATATAGTGCATATCGTAAAGCATCTGCCATATGAGATGCTCGATTATGTTTTGGTTTTTCTCTTGCGAGATTTGGATTAGGGTCCCATTGATATTGATCAAGGCAAGATAATACTTCACCGCATTTTTGATCGACCATCATGTTATCATTGTCAATTATTCCAGCTACTTGAGCGATTCCATCTAATACTGATTTCTTTGCATTTACAGTACTAATATCGTAATTTTGTGCGAAGTCAAATCGTGTTTGCTGTGCTGCGGAATCTATGTAAATATAGTCGATGTCCCATTTGTCTGATAGTTCTCGAATTATAGCGGCATGTTGCTCAGTAGTCTTTTCGGCGTCCAGATACTCATCTAAAACGTAATACTTTTCTTCATCCCAATCATAGGCTATGACCACAAATGCAGTTGGATCACGATAACCAACATCGAGACCAGCAAATACGTCCATACGGCGAGTATCAAGCTCTTCATTATTGGTAATGCACTTTTCGTGATTGAAGTTCCAAATTTGCCCTTCATAAGTGTTAAAGTCCGCTTCATATTCTTGCCTAAATTCTGCATCGGACATAGATTTTTTAGCTTCTTGTATATCCGTCTCAGACATGCGCGGATTATCTTTATAAGTAGCCCGTATCGAGCACCATTCTGGAAACTCATCATTAAATCCTCTGTCGAAAAACTCTGCAAACCAGTTGTTCCTGCCTCGGGGAGTAGAAATAAAGATAGCTTTTGAGTTATCTTTATCCAAAGTAGGTCGAAGTGCTACGTTGAACGCATCTCGTCCGTCTGCCAACGCCGCCTCGTCAAATATAATTAAATCGTAGCTTCTACCTACACAGGAATCAACCTGGTTTACGGAGCCCATTCGAACTGTTGAGCCATTGCTCAATTCTATGACTTTATCTTTTGCATTGTCCTTTGCTACCTCAAGATCAAAGTGTTTGATTAAATTTCTTTGCAGGTCGAAAGAAATCTGAGACAGCGAGTAATTGGGGGACATGATTAAAATGTTAGAACCGGGCACTAATGATACTAACTGCCCTATAATGTTAGCGATGTATGTTTTGCCCTGCCGCCTTGAAACTGCTGCACAGACAAAACGATACTTCGGATTGTTGATCGCATTTATAATTGCTTTTTGCGATGGTAGGGGAGTAACGCCCAACAGACTCAGATAAGGGTCTGTAGGCAGCTTTAAGAAGCGTGTCTCAGATTGTAAATCTAGTATCTCTCCGCAAGATACATCTGCTCGACTAATTTGAACAGCCATAATTTAGTCCTGTTTTTGATCTTCAAGAGTTTCTTCATTTCGCTCAATCCAATCTTCAGAGTCTGTGTCTTCATCGCCTTGTGTAGCTTGACGATAGTAAATGATAATTTCTTTTTGCTGACCAATGTATCTTTTCAGCTCTTGTAAATTATACGCCATGTTTTCGTAATCTTGTGGTGTAATACCAAAGAGTACATAAGTACCACTTTGCATTTTTTCTAGCTTTTTTACTTGTTCTTCAAAGTTCTTTTCTGTAATTACAAAAAACTCTACATCTTGCAAATCAATTGCTTTTGGTAACGGAGGTTGATATATCTCAAGAGTCTTGTACTCTGTTACTGTTTTAATAATTGGTTCGGGTGTTGGGAGAGGTTGCGGTTGTAGTAGCGAGCATCCTCCGAGTGATAATAATAATACACTACTGAGAATCCGCATTTTCTACCTCCTTGCTTGCCTCTTCAATGGAACGAAATACTGCTTTTGTTCCATTATTAATCCTCGGTTCAATTAACCCAGGTTTTGCTCTTGCAAGACGAGTCATATCATGACGCTTAAAGATAGACAAATATCCATCCATTTCTTGCTGCATAGCATTGTTCTTTTCTGTTAAGTCTCCTACTGCTTTTAACTGAGACTGTAAGTTTTGCTCTGATCGCTCTCGTGCTGCTTGCTCTCTTTCAAACGCAGTCTCTAGTCGCATTGCATTTTCTTTGAGAGTTACTGCATTTGCTTCGAGCCTTGCAATTACTGCATCTTTTTGGCTTACTATAGTTGTATGATACGCGTAGCCTGCTCCTGCAAGAAGTATCACAATTGGAAGCATTTTAATCATTCCTAACATTACTTCACCTTTTTAATCTGGTAATTGAACGCTTCTTGCGTTCGTAGCTCAAAAGGTTCTCCAGATACAAGTCTTCCTTTCAAGTGTTTAGGCTCACATTTATCAAGCCATTTAAAGTGGTACTCTGTTTTCTTTTGTGGGTCAATCCAAATAGTTACTTCCCACTCATTAAAGAAAAAACTAGCAATCCAACGTACCGGCCAGGAGACAATTTTCAATAAAATTTTCCCAGCGCTTTTCAATTTCTTCTCGCTCTTTATAAGTAGCATACAGTGCTTCCTTTTGGCTATCTGGAGACTGGTGATACTCTATCCACTCTTCCGGAGTCATAAACTTCTTTTTTGGGTAAGATACTCCTAGTTCAAAACTATAGTATTCCTGCCCTGTCACCAAGTCTTCATGAAATTCGAGATTTGGTGCCATAGCAACACAGCCCGATAAAAATACTAATGGTATTACTTTTTGCCAGACCATGCTTGAGCACCAAAAAATGCAGCTACAATACCAGCTACGGAAACAAAGTATACCGCTGCCATATCTCCAAGAATGGTTGCAGCTTGATGTAATCCCATAACTTCTGTAGTCATAACTGTAGCAGGGTAAAGTAACATACCTGCAAGTGCAAACCATGTCATCTTTCGTTGAGCATCTCGCATTGCATCTTGGTCTTCAAGTTCTTTTCTTTTGAACTCAAGGTACATTTCTCTTTCTTGGTCATCGACTTTATTATCGCCGTTTACATCTGCGGGATGGTACCCTGCTTTTTGAATATCTTCGCCCATTACTTTTTCCATTTAGCCACGGCAAGTTTAAGTGCCACGTCTTGAGGAAAATAAAACCAGTAATACTTCTTATGTCCTAGTTTTTCCATTTCCTCCCACTTGACGAACTTTTTAGTCCAGTTATCTGCCCAGTGCTTTCCAAAACGAAGAACAGCGTGCCCTCCTCCATTTTTTGTAGTAACTCTACGAATTTGTGCTTTACCAGTAATTAAATAAAACCAAAATTTCCACATAGACTTACCGCTAATTAAGTATAGCAATGTAAGTGCATAATCTTCGCAGTCTCCTACGTAAGGGTGCTCTTTCATAATTTGCCAGTACTCACGTTGGGCATACTGATCAATATCATACTTATATGCCCAAGTTGAATTAAGCTCTTCTAATTGTTTGTCAAACATTACCATTTTACCTTATCGGCCCAATAAGCTGCACTCATTTTGCCCTTTGCTATGTTTTTTGCATGGCGAGCTTTAAAACTTCTGCGCTTTGCTTTCATAGCGGCACTTTCACCTGCTTTTGGTTTTCCTGCAGTCTTTGCACCTTTTTGCCCAAATCGAATCGTTTTGATTTTGTCACCTACCTTTGCTACGACAATATGGGACTTCTTTGGGTGGCCTGGAGTACGACGAGGTTTGTTGTATCCTTTTACCCTTGCTCGAGCTAGTCGTGGGTCGCGCTTTTTACCTTTTCTTCTTGCCGCCACGTCTCATTCTCCCTTTCCGCTTGGCAAATGTTTTTACCATAGTCGGCTTTCCTCCTGGGTTTCCTGCTGCTCTCTTACGTCGTATAGCAGATCTCTTCTGAGCCTTTGTCATACGTGCCGCTTTTGAAGCAGGAACACATTTTGGATATTTTCCTTTTTTAGAAGTCTTTCGACCGCAAGGCTGATAGCCCCCGCCCTTTTTAGGACGAGAGATATCTACCCATTTTTCTTTGAACCATTTAGTAAGTCCACCTTTTGGCTTGGCCATTACATTTGCATTTTATGGCCCCACTTCTTCCAGGCCCAATGCGTTACCGCTCCTACAACAAATCCAATTAAAAACTCCATCTTACTTTCCCATGCGGTATTTACCGCCTTGCGCTTTGTAAGTTTTTACTAACCAACCATTAGCGTACGCGGAAGGGTAAACTTTAAACTTGCGCTTTGCTTGTGCTTTTACTCGTGCGTACAACTTTTTATTTGTAGGCACGGGGCGTTTTTTAGCGGCTTTGCGCTTACCTCTTCTTACCGCCACGCTTCTTCTTCATGATTGCCTTTCGCAATGCTGGGGGCAACTTCTTTTGGGCTGCTGTTAATCCGCCCATAGACTTTTTCTTTTTGCCCTTCTTTGCTGGGCGTCCACGCTTTTTACCGTAAGTACCTTTACCTGCTGGCATTAGTCTTCCTCTGCGATTGCATCCTCCATGCTATCGTATTCCCGAACTTCGGGGAGTGGTATTTCAGCGGGCATTTCTATGCCTGCTGCTGCATAAGCTTCTTCTTTTGTATCAAAAGCAAATTGGATTCCGGGTTGTTTTCTCCAAATCCACTTGTCTCTTTTTAGCACTATTTCCATAGTTATCTCCTTACGAAAAGGCTACCATCAATAGCCCGATGATTAGCCCTATGTTAAATCCTATAGAGGATGCAAAAATAAAGTCTTTTAAAAATTTGTTCCTTTTTGGTTGAAATTCATATTCAATTGGCATCTATTTCATTAATAGCGTCACAATGACACCCGCGAGGAAGAGTATCATACTTCCTGCACCCACAAGTAAACGACTTTCCATCTGCTTCATCGTATCTTCAATACCCAGCAAACGATTAAAAGTAGTCTTCCATCTTTCTTCGCATTGTGCGTCGTGCTGAGCCATTTCTATCTCTATTTCTCTAACACGAGCATCGAGTGCGTCAACTCGATCTGCTGCTGCGAGCATTCTTTCTGTATTATCCTTCACCATTTAACAACTTTTCCATGAGTTTACCATAGTTGCCTTGTCCAAAAGGAAGAGCTGCATCGTTAATCTGAACATTAGTTTGATTACGAATATTAGTCGTCTCGGCTTTTAGTAAGTCTGCTTGCGCCTTAATTTCATCCATGCGCATTTTGTGTGCCATCTGTAATAGATCTGCTAAGTCTTTTGACGAATAGACACCAGTTTCTTGTGCTTCGTCAAGTTTACTCGCAATCATTTCATCTAATACTGATGCTATGTTATTTTTGTTGCGATAGCCCATATCTAGGTAAACAGTGTCAATATACTTTTTTACTTCACGCTTATTGAGTACTTCAACCACTTGGTTTTCTGGTACTCCCATAAACTCACAGACCGCACGAATATTCCCATACTGCAAATAGCAATTGGCTACCTCGAGGCCTTCTGGCGATATTGTCGTAACTTCTTTACCCATTTTGCAATTCTACTCCATGGCACATGCAAAGTCAAGTTTTATTTTTGGTACCTTAATCCGCTAACGGATTGTCTAAAGCTTTTTGTAGTTTTTCTTCGAGATCTGTTTCGAGTTTCTCCATGTCGGCTTCAATCCTACTCTCTACGTTGCGCATCGTATCTCGCACATCTTTTTCTGTTTCACGAGTAAGGTTAGACACTTCTCGAAGTCTTTCATCCATATCTGTCTGCATATCTTTAACACGCGAACTTGTGCTGTCTGTTACACGTTCAATGCGAGTAATGTCATCTTTGAGTCCGTTTTTAATGTCACGAGTATACTCGATAGCTTCATCAAGTTTAATTTCTATTTGAGCATTACGTGCTTCGATAACTCCTACATCAATATTTGCTACGATCTCTCGCATATCCATGTA